TTGTTGAAACAAAAAAGGAAATCGAGATGAACGCTAACAAGGGTGAAAAAGTAGGTTTTCCAAAAGAAGAACAAGAAATTCAACCCACAGCGTCATCAGAAGATTTTAAGACGAACGAACAAGTTGACGATGATCCAGGGTACTAAAAATGGACATCATACCAATAGCAAGTAGTAGTTTTGGTAACGCTTATCTGATAGCAGATGGCGTTACCATCCTCCTAATCGAAGCAGGAATTCGGTTAGAAAAAATACAAGAAAAGGTTGAGTTAACAAACATCAGAGCATGTTTGTTAACGCATGAGCATGGTGATCATGCTAAATTTGCTAAAAAAATAGCGAAATGGATGCCTATCTACGCATCGAAAGGAACATTCGATTGTCTAGATTTTGGAATTTACAATTATCAAAAAAACATTTTGAAACCAAACAAAATGGAGTCAATCGGAACTTTTAGAATAATTCCAATCAAGGCTTTTCATGATGCTAAAGAACCGTTTGCGTATCTTTTAAAAAGCACGATAACAGAAGAAACGTTGCTTTTTGCAACAGATACTTATTACATCAGCAATACGTTTGATGTGTTAGATTACATCATGATTGAGTGCAATTACGATGAGTCAATCCTAAAACGCAGGTATGCGAACGGCGAAGTGTCTAAGTTGCAATACAAGAGGTTATATAACTCACATATGAGTCTAGAGAGCTGCATTAAGTTCTTAAAAGCTAATGATTTGAGCAAATTAAAAGAAGTTTACTTGATGCATTTGAGCGATAAAAATTCAAACGAACAGATGTTCAAAAGAGCTATTCAAGAAGTAACTGGAACAACAGTAATTGTTTGCAAGAGGTAGAAAAAAAGGAGAGGATTAAATGGCGGAAAAGAGAATGTTTTCCCAAAAAATAACAAGGAGCGATGCCTTTTTGTCAATGCCAACAAGCGCGAGGCTCCTTTACTACGATTTATCAATGGACGCTGATGATGATGGGTTTGTTGATAGACCTAAATCAATAATGCGGTTAACAGGAGCTAGCGATGATGATTTAGCAGTATTAATTGCAAAATCATTTGTAATCCCGTTTGATAACGGTATCTGCGTCATCAAGCACTGGAGAATCAATAATTACATTCGAAGCGACCGCTATAAAGAAACGAATTATCTTGAACTAAAAAACAAATTATCGGTTAAAGATAACGGTTCTTACACTTTGAAGTGCAATTCTGGTATACCAAGTGACAACCAAGTGACAACCAAGTGGGAGCATAGATTAGATAAGAATAGATTAGATAAGAGTAGTATATATATAAAGGTCAAATCTGACGATTTGAACCAACCTATTGCACTTCAAAATAGTGATGTTAATCCTTCTTTCGAAGAGCAAAAATGCACTCCTACTAAATCTAAAACCGAGAAAGATTTTGAAATGATATGGAGCATTTATCCGAGAAAGTTAGGAAAAAAAGATGCATTCAAATATTTTCAACAATCTTTAAAACAAGGAACAAGTGTGGAAGAGATAAAAATCGGCGTAGAGAAATACGCTGAATATATATCAAGAAATAAAATCGAGCCACAATTTATAAAACATGGCAAAACATGGTTTTATCAAAAATGTTGGCAAGATGATTATTCAGAAAACTTTGCAACAGGAAAAAGTCCTTTTACAAAAAGAGTAAAAGAAACTCCAGAATGGTTGCAAAACTACGAAGAAAAAGAGGAAAAAATCGCTGAAGAAATCAGCGAAGAAGAGGCAAAAAAGATTTTAGATGAATTGAAAGGAAAGCAAAAAAAATGAACAATGAAGAAATGGAATTCTTGCTGTTTGATAGGATTGAAAAAATCAAATCAATAAACGCTGAATACGACCTAGAGAATAATGCATACATATCTTTCTCTGGGGGAAAAGACAGCACAATTTTACATTATTTATTTGATATTGCATTACCAAACAATAAAATTCCTAGAATATTTATTAATACAAACATTGAATATAAAGCAATAGTAGATTTTGTTAAAGAATTACAAAAAACAGATGACAGAATTATTATTGTAAATGCGAATGTTAATATCAAGCAAATGCTTGAAAAATATGGTTATCCTTTCAAATCAAAAGAGCACTCTTTAAAAGTAGGAGAATATCAAAGAGGTAGTCGTGCAAAGCATGTGATTGACTATAAAACAATGCAAGGTAAATCAAAATTCTCTTGTCCCAAAAAACTACTTTATCAATACGAACCTAGTTTCAAAATTAAGTTAAGCGACAAATGTTGCTACAAACTTAAAAAAGAGCCAATCGCTAGTTATGAAAAGGAGATCCAAAGATTTATTGCAATCACAGGAATGCGAAAAAGTGAGGGTGGTAAAAGAGCAAACTTATCAAATTGCATCATTACTAGAAATGATAAAGTTGTTAGGTTTCATCCTTTATTAGTAGTAAACGAACAATTTGAAGATTGGTTTATAAAAAAATACAATATCAAATTATGTAAGTTGTATTACCCACCTTATAACTTCAAAAGGACAGGGTGTGCTGGTTGTCCATACTCTCTTTGGTTAAACCAAGACCTAGAAACGATGAGACTATACTTACCAAACGAATACAAAAAATGTTGGCTCATTTGGAGACCAATTTACGAAGAATATAAAAGAATTGGTTATCGTGGGTTTAGCAAATATGAACAAATTAGATTATTTTAAAGGAGGAAAAAAATGGAATATGAAGAAATTTTAGATAAAATCAAAGAAGAAATTGATTTTTTGAGAAAACTATTAGAAATGCTTTCAAAAAAAACAAAGTCGCAAAAACCAACATTCATTGAAACATTTGAAAAAAAAGTGGGTTATTGTCCTATTTGTGGTCAAAGATTAGTTTGGTATTTTCAAGGTGGTGATATAGATGACTAAATGTGAATTGATAAATATCATCAAGCCACATGTAAAGTGTTCTTTAGGGTCGTTATGGGCGAAAGAGAAAAGAGATTTGATAAGGATTTATAACAAGTTGGTCATTAAAGGGATTATAGATGGAATAGAAAAAGAAACGGCGTAAAAAAAAGAGAAGAAAGGAAAAAAAAGAAATGAATAAAACATTGAAACAAACAAAGGAAAATAAAAAGAAATTTTGGTCGCCATTAATTGATTTATTAAAAATCACTACACCCGTGACAAGAAGTGAACTGCAAGACGCCGTAGGTTTTAGTGATAGGGCAGTTAGAAAAGAAATATCAAACATTTCAAAGTTTCACCCTGTGATTTCATATTCTAGTAAAAAAGGTTACCGACTAGCTCAAGATTTTAGCAAATTAAACGTTGAAGAAGCTGCAGCCGAATGGCTAGAAGTGGAACATTCGCTAAATGAACTTAAGGCACGGAATAGGGATATAAACAAGAGGATGAAACCGCTAATTGCATACCAAAAGAAAATGGAAAAGGTAAGGCCAGAGATTGTTGCAGAAATAAAAAGGCAGCGTGAAGAAGCGAGAAATCAAAAATATGATGCAGAGCTAGGAGATTAAAGCATGAATCAAGTTACTTTAATTGGTCGATTAGTTAAAGATCCAGAGATTGTTTATGTCAAAGAAAAACAGAAACTGGATTTTACAATCGCAGTAAATTCTGGCAAAGAAAATGTAGACTTTATACCATGTACTGCTTGGGGGAAGACAGCAGAAAACATGGCTAAATATTTGAAAAAAGGCTCTCAAATCTGCGTTGTTGGAGAATTGAAAAACAATAATTACGAAGATTCTAAAGGAGTAAAGCATTACGGCATGAAAGTGCAGGTTAATAATACCTACTTCTTAGGCAGCAGATCCGATGTAAGTTATGAAGATCAAACAGAAAAATCGATAAAGCAAGAAGCAAGTCCTTACGACTACATGACAAAAGAAGAAACAAAACCAAACGGTGTAGTTGATGATGACTTGCCATTTTAGTGGGAGTTAAAAAAAATGACAATCGAAGAAATTGTAAAAGAACTTCGTAAATCAGGGTGTAACTCAAAACAAAGCGTGATTGACAAACTAAACAATTTAACTTTAGAAGAGTTGAAAATGTTGAGGCGAGATATACAAGAAAGGATAAATTTAAAAAATGGAAAGAGTTATTGAAAAATTAAAAACAAGCGATGAAACATTAAAAGACATTGCTGATCATGTGATTGAGCAATGTAAGAAAGTACCAGCATTTATCGAAAAAGTTTTAAACGAAAAAATATGCAAGGAAAAAGGTGAGGGGAATGCAATTTGAAGTTAAAGGCAAAATATGTGGTAAAGGTCGACCGAGATTTGTGCGTAGAGGGCAATTTGTGCAAACATACACACCGGATGTCACAGCAAATTACGAGAACTTAATCAAGTTATCATTCATTCAAGCAGGAGGGGAAATAATCAATAAACCAAAAGGGGTGTCAATCTCAATTATAGCAGGGTTTACACCCCCAACTTCGGTTTCGAAAAAGAAGCAAATTGAGTGTTTGGATAACAAAATCAAGTGCATTAAAAAACCAGACATTGACAATATCACAAAGGCAGTCATGGATGCACTTAACAAAATTGCTTACGAAGACGATTCACAAGTGGTAGAAATTAACGTTCGAAAAGTTTATCACGAGCAAGAGATGTTAGTAGTGCAGATTGAAGAGGCGGTGTAATCGAATGTACGAAAGTATAAACATGTTTGAGGCGATGAATCCAAGATACAAAATAAAAAAGCCCATTCGCTTAATTGAATTGTTTGCTGGTATTGGTAGCCAAGCAAAAGCACTAAAAAACATAGACGCTAACTTTGAAACTTATAAGGTTGTTGAATATGATTCAAATGCTATTAAAAGTTATAACGCTATACATAATACTGATTTTGTAGTGCAAGATATAACTAAAATAAATTCTAGTGATTTATGCATTGTAGATACTAACAAATATGAATATATTATGACTTATAGTTTCCCTTGCCAAGATTTAAGTTTAGCAGGCAATCAAAAAGGAATGGGGAAAGGTAGTTCAACAAGAAGTGGTCTATTATGGGAAGTAGAAAGATTGTTGAAAGGGTGTGTAGAATTACCTCAAATACTTTTAATGGAAAACGTCCCTCAAGTTGTGGGCAAATCAAACTTTAAAGATTTTAGGGAATGGGAAATATTTTTAGAGGGTTTGGGCTATTCAAATTATTACCAACTTCTTAACGCTAAAGATTATGGAATACCACAAAATAGAAACCGCTGCTTCATGGTTAGCATATTAGGTAATTTTTATTATCAGTTTCCTTGCAAAAAGAAACTCGAATTAAGACTAAAAGATTTATTGGAAGATAATGTTGATGAAAAATATTATTTAAGTGAAAAGGCATTAAATGGTTTAAAAAATACACAATTTCAATGTTCAAAAATAGAAAATAGGGTGGCAAAAGGTGGGATTATTCCGACAATACTTGCAAGAGATTATAAAGACCCCAAACTTGTATTAGTGGCTCAATTAAATGGTTTTGAAAGCAGTGGTAGAATATATAGTGAAGATGGACTTGCTCCAACGATAAACACAATGGGTGGTGGTAATAGAGAGCCTAAAATAGCAACAAGACTTGCTAAAACTTTAGAAAAAAACAGCATTGAGGATGGAGATTTTATTGATAGTTATAATCAAATCATCAGAAAAGGCATATCTGGGACAATAACAACAAGAGTAAGCGAAAGCAACAATACGTTTGTTGCAGTGCCTGAAAAAACCAAAAGAGGTTATGCTGAAGCACACGTTGGGGATGGGGTATATATGAACCGTACACATAATGATGTTGCAGTAGTTGTTGATGATCCTAATGAATTGATTTCAATTAGAAAACTCACTCCAAAAGAATGTTGGCGTTTAATGGGTTTTAGTGATGAAGATTTTGAGAAAGCAAGCAAAGTAAATTCAAATTCCCAATTATACAAGCAAGCAGGAAACAGCATAGTTGTTAATGTACTAGAAGAAATATTTAAAATGCTATTTTAAAATACAAACAAGAAAGAGAAGGTAAAAAGTATGTCTAAAATTAGTCAAATAGAAACTAAGGAGGAATTAATATGAAAACGAAGTTTAAAGAAGGACAAGTAGTATCGTATCAGAATGGTACTACTTTTGAAGGAGTCGAACTCGAAGCGGTGGATATGCCACCAGTCAAGGATTATCTATCCGCGCAGCAACGTGATGGAAAAAATCTCGAAGCGGCAGATATTTATAAAAATACTTGGTTATGGTTGAAGAGTCTCAACTGTGAGAAGTTTGTTAATAGTCAGTTAATCGAACAATATGCGACGAGCGTAGCCCGTTGGCGTCAATGTGAAGAAGCAATAACTAAGTTTGGGTTTTTAGGTAAGCATCCAATTACTGGTGCACCTATTCAGAGTCCATATGTAGCGATGAGCCAAAGTTTTATGAAACAAGCTAATCTTGCATGGCAGCAGATCCAAGACGATGTAATGGAACAATTGCTTAGAAGTAGAAGAAAATAAGGAGGAATAATAATGTTTGAAAAAGTAAATCCAAAACATCCAGATAAAATTGCAG